TTGCCTTTTTTGGGGGCTCGTAGATTTGTATTAGAGACAGGAAGTGGTGTAGCGGGTCATCACGCCATCCCTCCAATTTCGCGGATCATGTCCCGGCTGATCCCGGTCTCACGCTCCAGCGCGGTGAAAAAAGCATCGGCAGCAGCTTCCTGATCGGCTTCGATTTGATCCATATGCCAGCTTGAAAACGGCAATGGCCGTTCGACAGCTCGGCTATGGGCGTGACCCATGCGGATCAGCGTTGCGCCCAATTGTGCCAACGTTGGTTCGATTGGCGGGAGCTTGTGCGCAAAGGCGGGCTTGGTGACGGCGTTCATGCCTGAAAATCCCTGATCATGCGTTCTTCACGGGTATAGTCCGCGTGGTATTCTTCCATGTCGTTTTTCCACTCGATATAATCATCAAGAGCGCGCCTTTCGGCCTCCTCCTGAATGATTTCATCTTCGTCGCGCGTGGTGTATTCGACGCCAGTCACCGATATGATTTCCACCACATCGCCTTCGGCGGGGTGTTCGCGAGTGGCCGCGACATAAGGCGTATAGCCATAGGTCACTTCGATTTCATGCTCGCGCTCCATGCGGCCACGATAAAGCCACATCGTGAAGGTGAATTTGTGTGTAGACATTTCAAGTTTCTCCATCGCTTGATGACATCCTTAGACCATGGCCAAAAACCATCGTCAAGAGGAAAATGCAGATTGACATCATTGGCGGGCAAAGCCATTGTCCGGCATGGAATTTATGGAGACTTCGACAATGTTGATTGGTTTAGCCGTCGCCGTTCCGGCGCTTTCGTCACTTGGCGTCATAACGATCCTGGCGATCACTGCGCCAGACGGATGGGAAGACGATGATGGATTTCATTATGACAAGGAGGATGGAGAGTGAACCTGATTGATGGTGGTGACAATTACGACATCCTCCGATCCATCCTGAACGAGGCTTACGATCAGGCTGCAACGGGCAAGGGTCGGGAACGCCACGCGAATGGCAAGCCATGGGATGAACAGCCCATTGCCGAGATCGGCCGGATGGTCGGCACCGGTTTCAACACCGGACAGGCCATCAAGAAGTTGCAGGAAAGTTCGCGGATGGAAGGCGAGACTGCCGTGCGCGAATTGCTGGGCGCGATCGTATACGCCGCGTCCGCGATCATGCTGATCAGGGAAGGGCAGTGAATGGTTGATCGCAGCCATCGCATTCGCCCGATCCCGGATGACTTTGTGCAAAATCGGGCACGCATGACGTGGCGGGCGCTGCAGGCCCACTATGGTGCTGGTTCGAGGACTATAGAGCGGTGGATCAAGGAGCTTGGCCTGCCCGCAAAAGCCAATTTGCCGCCCCCTAAGCCACGCCTGACACTGCCAGCGGACTTTGCTGAACTGGCCCCGTCGATGAGCAAGACATCGCTTGGTGAGTATTTCAACGCATCACAGAAGGTTATAGAGCGATGGCTTTGTGAAGCCGGCGTTTCAGCAAAGCCTCGTCCGCCTGTGGGCAAGATGGCGTTACAGGGATGGGCATCCGACATTCCGCCACCACGTCGCGAAAGCCCGGAAGACATTGCGGCGGATTACCTGCGCAAGTGGATGCCGGTGTCCCGGCACACCACAAAAGGATTGTGGTTCGTTGGCAGACTAGTCCTGACTTCGCAGGAATTGATTGGCAAGGCCGAGGACAAAAGGAACAGAGAGGCCCGCAAATGATCGTCAACGCGACAACTGGAAGGGTTATCGACAACCATGTCGTTTATGCCAGATACCTCGCCAGCTACATAAGCGACGTATCTACAATTCGCGCCAGAACGATTGACGCATTCGGCATGGCACCAGAACGTCACGAGATAGAGGGTATGCGGGCCAATGTGGCAGCACCCCGGCCACACGATCAAGGTCAATGGGATTGCATCATTGATCCGCCAGAGCCGCCCCCGGAACCGCCGCTATTTATTCCGCCAGCACCAGTGAAAGTCAGGACGGAATACCCCATCGGCCCGAAGGGCATCATATGCCGGATTGCCGAAGAGATGGGGTCATCGTATCACGATATTGTCGGACCGGTCCGCAAGGCGTCATTGACCAGGATCAGGTTCCTGATTGCGGGTCTACTGGTCGAGCGCGGCATATCGTCTCGCGCTACTGGTGAATTGATCGGAGGGAGAGATCACAAGACAATAACCAACGGATGCGAAAAGCTCCGGGACTTGCTGAAACGCGACAATCAGGTTCGAGAAGTTTACGACAAATATTGCGCCCTTTGGGGATTGAGTGGAAGGTTTCACAGATGACAGATATGGCTGCACCGCCACCGTTACAGGATCATCTACCGACTGCGCTGGACGCCATGGAAAAGGATGGATGGTCACTTATGGCTATTTTCGGAGAGACGAAATCCGAAAAGGTTGGCTTTGTTTTCAGGAGGATTTCAGAATGAGCGTGACGATGGAAGATGTGCGCAACGCTGTTGCCGACGCTTTGCGTGATGTCGGGCACGGCAACGAATTGTTCGTTCGTGATGTCCGCGAAGGGCGCCAGGACGATGGCCCGTTCATGGTTGGCGCACTGGCTGCCGCAAGGCTCTACGAGGGGAACGGCGCATGAGCATCTATGAAGAGGATGCGGCGATCCGGGAGAACATGATCGCCGGCAGCCGGGACTTGCTGCAATCCATCGTCGAAGCAAGAAAGGGGTGGCCCATGCACCCCGACTTCAACCGATTTATCTGGAGCGGAAAGGACAGTGCGTCCGGCAGCCCGATTTCCATGACAACGATCAAGCAGGGGCGTGCGGTTGCCAAGCTGGCGATTGCAAACGGGGAAGTTAATGCGTTGAGGGTAAGCCGCGACCCATGCGCCCGATGCAGCGTGCGCGGCGATGTCAGGTGTGGTTGCGCATCTTCCACAACCGCATAATCTCAGCTTCCACCAAAACACGAATATCGCCGGGTATCTTTTGCAAGATGGCCCGGCGTTTTTCTATGGTCGGCAGCGAAAGAATGTCCACCGCCCCGCGATGGATTTCCAGTTGCGCCCAGCTTTGAATTGATGGGCTGGCGTCACTCCATGATGTCGCGCCAGACAGGACCGCGTGAAGCTGGATTGAAGGCTTCCATGCGTCGAAGTCAGCCATTTTGCACGGTCAACCAATCCTCAAATGCCGTCCATGCACCAACCGCGCCGAGGGCGATACACGCAAATGCGCCAGCATCCTGCGCGGCGATAAGGTACTTCACCTGATCGTCGCTGATCGTCGATTGCGTGTGGTCGAGGCGCTTCATCTCGCAGACGAAGCCGGGGTTCCCTGGAATTTGAATGTCCGATGCCCCCGTGGTCAGCCCTTCCATTTTCATGCGATTGACCTGCCGCGCACCGGCCGAACCATCTTCATTACGGATATGCACGGCCAACCGCCCCCATGTTTCGGGGTATACGCGCCTGATCTGGTTGAAAAAGCTGATTTGCTCGTGACTTTCGCGGGGGCACTTCCCGCGCCACTTGGGATCGCCGTAGACTGGGATGTCTGGAGGGAATTTCATGGGCGGCCTTCCCTCTCGGCCTCGGCCATAATCTGCGCGGGTGTCGGCACTTCAATTCCGCGCGCCCGCAACCGGGCGTGGCATCGCAGGAATTGAGCGTGCGCAGGATGATCGTCGTAATATCCTGAATCCGATGGGGTCATGCGTATTTCCTCAATTTCTCGATCTTGCTATCATCCGCCAGCATCAAAGGCAATTCATCGTCGTCGGCAGGCTTGCCGAATGCCAGGATGCGCCAGAACTGGCTATCGGCATCGCGGACGTAGCTGACGGTCTCTGGATTGCCGCCGCACGCTTCCCACCGGGCCAAGTCGGCTTTGGCCCGTGCATTCGTCGGTTCCTTCATGAACCAGCACGAAAACTGCCGGTAGGGCGTCACGAAGTCAACTCGGATCGTGGCATTGCCTTTCTGGCTGACACTTTCGCGCGTCTCGAAAGACAGGACGCGATCGGTCTGTGGTTGCGTCGGGTCTTTCTTGCGGGCGACAAATTCACCGATGAGCCTCTCGTTCGGGTCCACGATCTCGGCCGCGCAGACCGTGCAAAACCGGGCGGCGATATCGTTCGGTGCTTCACACGCCGGGCAATCCTTCGAATTGTAGCGATGTCCGCACCGCTCATATTCCCCCCGCGACCCCGCGCGCACCATGCCGAAGCATCGCCTACCATAGTGCGCAGCAACAGGGCCATGCTCTGACATCATCTGATTGCCGAAGACGTCGAGACAATATCCCGCCTTGTCCCTCGCGAAATCAGCGTAATCCGGCTGCAACGAAAATTCGTTCACATAACCGCATTCAGGGCATTCGGCTTCGATGGGGATGCCGGGGCCGCCACCCCCTTTAGCCTTGATCACTGGCGAATAAATGTCGGCCGCGTCACCGAAGTGGCGCGCGTGGTTGCCTGCATAATCCAGCCAATATGACATTGGCTTGTCGCCATTAAGTCGCCATGCGCGCCCCAATATCTGCACAATCAGTGGCGGGCTTTCGGTATAGCGCATCGTCACGATGAATACGGTGTGATCCACGTCGAATCCCGTCGTGAATTTTCCAACCGAGACAAGATATCGAAATTCCTGATTGCGATACGCCCTTACAATCTGTTCGTCGGTTGCATCCCGGCCATTCAGAATGCCTTTGTCACCAGTGCATAGCGCGCTATTTTCTGGGGGCAGACTAGCCATGATTTCCTGCGCGTGCCGCACGGTGGCGGCGAAGATCATCACGCCACCCTTGACGCCCCGCGCATGGTACTGCGCGATGAAATCAGCGCAGATTGCGGCAGTCTTGCGCCCGTGGCCTTCGAACGCGCGCTCCACGGTTTCGTGATTGAGCGTGCCGTTCGGCAGCAACTGAATGCCACTGGTGTCATATTCGCCGGCATTGATTTCAGAAACTTCCATCGGTGTGATGAATTTTTCTTCAAGCATCTCTTGCGCTGAAACGCGATAGACCATTTTAAGGAAATACGGATCGCGGGTCACGTCATCGTCATTGGCCTTGCCATCCGGCCACAAGCGGAAGATGTACCCCTTGCCGAGCACATATGGCGTCCCGGTCAATCCCAGGATGCGCAGGTTTGGATTTACCTCGCGCATGGCGTCAATGATCGCGCGGACTGTCGGGGTAAGCTCGTGACATTCATCAACGATGACAGCGCAAAAGCCTTGCGCGCCAGATTGGGTGAACCTGGATATTGCATTTTTGACAGTAAGTGGGGTGGCGTAAATGACCCCGTGCCGGGTTGATTTTGCGCCAGCACTGGCTGAAAAAATGGAGCATTGCTCGCCGGTCATCTGGAATTTTTCGACGTTCTGGCGACACAGTTTTGCGTTTGGCTGCAAGCACAATACACGCTTGCCGCCGCTGATTTCACGAAACCATGTCGCCATCTCGGCAACCATGAATGACTTGCCGGCAGCCGGAGCCGCGTCGATAAGACACGGCTCCACACTGGATTTCAACCATTGCTTTGCCGCGTCTGTTGCGCGAGATTGGTATGGGCGTAGGTTGAATGTCACGCCCGCACTGCCTCCCGCTTCAACTTCTGATCAGCGGCCCACAATTTAAACGCCTCCTTATCGTCGCTTGAGCATGTGAAATGCGGCTTGGGGTATTCCTTCTCCCATGAAGATTTTTTGCGCCACGCCAATTCCGCCATAGCATATTCCCGGCCCGGAAAGTCGAATTGAACGGAAACATGACTGATCGTGTATCGCCCATCGTTATTGCGTGATGCATAAGCATACCGATATTCCGGCTCCGCGTCCGGGAAATATCGCTTAACGATCTTGATAAACCGGCGAACCCATCGCGTTTCTAGCTTTTTGCATTTGGCGCGGTTAAGATTATGATATGCCTCGCAAACAGCATCGCAGAATACAAGGCTATCTTGCGTTCCTACAATGTCTTCCGAACGCCGATCCTGATCGTATAGCATATCGCTATCAATCCGCTGCCCGCACCCGTGGCATTCAAAATGCCAGCCATTATCGACCATCACGCTAATAGGTAGGCCAATGCCGTAATATTCATCGGCCCACGGTGCGCGTCGGCATGATACATAGGCTATCTCGCCATCGGCGTATTCATTCGCCCCTAACCTGCGCGCGACGATATTATGCTCGGCGTAGATAATTCCCCCGGTGTTTTCATCCTCTTCGGTTACTGCATATGCTTTCATTTTCGCCATCTCTCATCTCCACACCATAAGGCGCTGTCATTGGTGATTACCCAAACAATCCGCCATCATCCGGAGAAACGCCATCCAGGTTCTTTTTTGCTTGGGCGAAATAGGACGGCTTCAATTCGCAACCGATCCCCTTACGCCCCATCGTCACCGCCCCATAAACTTCCGATCCAATGCCCAAAAATGGCGTGAATACGGTGTCGCCGGGGTTGCTCCATAGGTCGATGCACCGCTCGATAACGTCAAGCTGCAATGGGCTGATATGGGTAATATCGTCCTTATCCCGACCCCCGCGATATTGCAGCGTCCGTGTCTGGTTGATGTCCATCCATACCGGCGAGGCATACCGCTGCCAGACTTCGATTGAATACCAGTTCCGGCCATCGGTTGGGGTTGTGTATTTGCTGCGATCCGGTTCGTCAGTGCCGGAATAGCGATCGAAGCATTCACTCACCGGCTCCGGATTTTCACCAGGCTTGCGGAACGATACGATATAATCCGCCAACCCCTGCCCGGATATGCAGCTATCCTTTATGATTTGCTTGTGTAGGAGCCGGATTGACTTGGTGCGCTGCTGCGCGACAACAGGGTCTTTCCAGATGCAAACCTCACTGTGGAAAATCCATCCGGCATCCTCATATGCACGGATAACCTCGCCGCGAAAATCCCTCATACCGATATGGCCGTGACGGATTTTCGACATCGGAAGCTGCATAACGTGAACCGCGTGAATCCTGCCGGGCATGGTGATGCGCAGAAGTTCAGAGATCAGATAGGAATAATGTTCCCAGAAGTCTGGGCCATCGTTGTTGCTGATGTCTCGGTCGTAGTTGCTGAATTTATACAGCCCCTCGAAAGGAGGAGAGTGGATACCAAATCCAACGCTATCCCCTGGAATAGCCTTGATGACATCACAACTATCGCCTTGATAAATTGCATATTCAGGCGTGATAACCTGATCGACGCACTTAATTTCCATATTGCTCATGCATAAACCTTTCTAACTTCAATGTCGCGGAGCGCATCATAGCGGGCTTGATCTGCGGGCCATGCAATCGGGCTTCCCTTATTGTCGCGGCCATTAATCATTTGACCGCCTTCTGCTTTGTATGCGTAGTAAGTGCGACGATAGGCAGATTTCATGGCCTCATTAACCGAGCGAACAGCGGCCTTAATTTCCTTGTCCAGATCAAAGCCCTTGGCAGGCTTGGCCGCGCATGAGGTGCCAAAATGCTTTTCGTCGCCAGTCTCGGTATCCAAAATCCAAACCACGCGCTGCAATCCATTTTTGCCACAGCACTCGCAAAAATCGCGCTTGTCGTTAATGCCGGTGATTTGAAAGCGGGCCATCTTCGTTCTCCATCTGATGGCTCTTTGTGCGATGATATATGGCCGGTGTCAAGGCCCTAAAAAATCAGGCAACCGAACTGGCTGCGTAGGATTGTAATTCGGAGTATCTCTGGTTGAACCACGGATTGCCATCGATGACAAGTCAGCCATGTGCAAAACCATGCTTGCCGCCATGCGATCAGCATCCGCCTCTTTGCGCTTGATGTTGGACACCGATGCGCCTTCAAGTTCCGCAACAACGATGTGACAATCCACGGCCTCGGATTGCCCGAACCGCCAGAATCGACGAATAGCCTGGTAGAATTGCTCCCAGCTATCATCAAGCCCGACAAATCCCGTTCTGTGACAATGCTGCCAATTCATGCCGAAGCCGGCAAGGCTTGGCTTTGTGATAAGGACGCGAATTTTCCCCTCGCTGAAATCAATCAGGATGCGTTCTTTTTCATCATCTTTCAGTCCGCCATGAAGGTTAACCGATCCAGGAATGCTTTTTGCCAGAAGTTCCGCCTCGCCGTTCAGCTTGCACCACCATACAAAATGCCCATCGGATGGCGTGACACTGGCCGCCATCGCGCATCGGTCATCAATGCTATTGCGGCGAGCGGAAATCCTTTCTTGTAGCGTCACGGCTTCGGACGCAAAAAGCCCTTGCGTGTAATCCGTGTGTTCCGGAGCCTTGACGGAGTGCATGATGTAATTGAGCGGAGGCAGGTCATACCCATCGTTCGGGTAGCCCAGGTCCGCCGGCTTGCGCAGCATGACAGCCCACGACGCCATCCACTTCCAGAATTCGTTCTCGGCGTGGCCCTTCAATCGCCACTTCTGCGTTTCACCACCATCATGGATAAAGAATGTGGCCAGCATATCGGTATATTTCATCACGCCCAAAAATTCGGCATGATTGCCCAATTCCATGAAATCGTTGGGGGCTGGCGTTGCTGTGGCTGCGAGGCGGAACGGAATTTGCTGACAGGCCTCAATCAGTTTCGTGCGGTAGTGGCCATCCGTGTTTTTCAGGATGCTGGATTCGTCCAGAATAACACCGCCAAATCGCGAAAGATCAAAGTGATCCAGCTTCTGATAATTTGTGATATTAGTGCCGGGGCCGCAATCCGATTGCATGGCCACAACGCGCGCGTCGATGCCAAATTTCTCGGCCTCGCGCGCCATCTGGTTTGAAACTGCCAGCGGCGCAAGATGCAGAATGTCCTTGCCGGTCTCACGGTGAATTGCTTGCGCCCACGCCAGTTCCATAAGCGACTTGCCTAGCCCGGTGCCGGCGAACAGAGCCGCGCGGCCACGTCGAAGCGCCCACTGGACGATATCGCGCTGGTGGGGAAACAGACAGTCGGGTAATTCAGGAATATCGGTTAGGCCCGTCATCGGGTCAGTGATCGCCTTGCGGGCGAGGAAATCCTCGTATGGGGTCATTTCATTCTCCATCAGTTGGGGGTGGGGGATTAGTCGAAAAGGGAAGTCTGGCTATCGGGTTTCCGCGAGCAGAGCACCGAGAGATAGGAAGGCATAAGCTGCCACCATCGGGTCCACGCCGTTTCCTGTCGCTCGAAGCCGCTCAACCCGGTAGGCCATCGCATCAATGCCTCGACGAAGATGGGATTGAGCCTCCTCTTCGCTGAGGGCTGGTTGGAGTTCGGGCCATCTGTCGAGGACATCGATCCACCGGCTATCGGTCGGCCCGGGGATGACGGTGGGAGGGTGAAATTGTGCGCCTGTTTGATAAGGCTGTTCTGATGACTGTTTGGCGTGACTTTGTGGCCGTCGTCCGCGGCCATGGGCGCTGCCCACATTTGGGCCGCTTCCATCGCTTGCCCCGTCAGTAGCAGTTCCCCGGATCGATCCCCGCCCCGCGTCAGGCGTGAACCTTCCGTCACCGCCACGGAGGGAGCCTCCCATTGTCTGGCTGCGCCCTCTAGACTTGTTCCGCCTGTCTGATTGGGTGTCGGGTTCTCGGCAGTCTGCGCCCCTGTCTTCACGGTCGGTCCCGGCCAATTCACCGCCGCCACATTCAGGTCCGCTCTGCGTCCGCCTTTTTCCCGCGTGCCCTTGCCCGGCATCCCCTGCGCGTCGTGGTTCTGCGCACTCGGCCATGATGAACAGTCGTTCCCGCCGCATGGTATTTCCGGTTTCGGACGACGAGAATATTCCTGCCGCAACGCGGTAGCCCAATCGCTCCAATGACGGGATAATGGCCTCGATTTGTCCATCCGCGTTCCCCGTGACGTTTTCGCGGAAGATAAGATCGGCCGGCACTCCTCGGCAATGCGGCAGACTTCGGGAGCAAGGAACCGTTGTCCGCCTGCCCCCGCGCCCCGTCCCCTATACACATCTGACCCTGCAGACACACACTCATGTCTT